TTACCAAATTCTATTGCATCGCTTGAACTGTCTATTTCAAAGTAATTCGCAGCCCAACTTACATTCGTTAAAGAAGCGTTGATGCCATTAGGATAGTTATTCTTAGTGAAGTTATAGTTTTGTCTTATTTGGTCTTGTGTTAATCGTGAATCATAAATTCTAAATTGTCCAATTTTACCATCAAAATCATACGTATCGTTAGTAGAACCATCTGTCTGCCCTAAAACTACTGGAACGGATGGTCTACTATATACTACGTTTTGAGAAGCTGAATTATATTGTGATAATACAGGAATAGCTTCGCCATCAACATAAAGGGTAGGTCTGTTGCTTGCGTCGAAGGTGTGCATTATATGATGCCATTTACCAGATGTAAAGTAATCTTGCATATCAAACTCTACTGAATTACCATTCCCGCTAGAATTATAGTATATAGAAAAAACAGCTTTACCAACACCACCAGAATTATATACATACCAAGCGAATGACCTATTATCAGTACCCGATGTATATTTTGAACATATCTGATTATTTGCGTTAACATCTGTTATATTTACCCACATTTCAATTGAACCTCCACCGCTAAAACTCATAGGTATTACTACCTCGTCATTTAAACCATCAAAGTCTAACCAGTTACCTAGTTCACTATCAAAAGTAGCACCACTTATAGTACCATTATTACCATTTCCACTAGAATCAGTCCAAGTAGATGGTGTATTGGTTGAACCATCAAAGCTAGCTGCATCTAAATGTAGTGCTAAATCAGGATAAGCGTATAGCCCTTTAGTAGCATCGTAGTTTGTTTGAACCTGTTGAAGTGTAAGGGCTGATGGATATATTCTTGCCTGACCTATTTTGCCATTTAAATAATAACCGCCACCAGTCCTACCAAGTCTTGCACCTAGAACTGGGGTTTGGTATGGTTGAGGGTTTACTGTGTTTATAAATTCCCCATTATAATATATACTTGCATTAATAGCACTTGCATAACTTCCGCCCGTGTTGTAAGTTGAGGCTAATCCAGTCAACACTATTGTTACCTGATTCCAATTGCCTATAAAATCAGTTTTGTTTAGTAGAACTAAATTCAAACTTACGGAAGGAATATTATTAGAATTAGAGTTTATTGCAAAATCTATTCTACCACCTCCGTTAAAAAATACAACTCCTAAAGATTCAGTTGCTCCAACCGCATCTGCATTTACCCAATATTCAGCGGTTATACTATTCAATCCAGTAGGGTTATATGATGTTTGAACATAATCAGCAACACCATCAAAGTCAAAGTAATCTGAATTACCATCATCTACATATGTAGCACCATAAATAGTTCCATCGTTACTGTTACCAGAACTATCTAGCCAATTACCACTTCCGCTATAATCATTAGCATCTAGTTCTAATTCAGCTCCTGTTGTAACACTTCCTTCTGTAAAACTAGCTCTGTCTGGTATTAAATCAGTATAAACAATATCTCTGCCGTGTCGGTAGTTCTGTCCTACTTCTGATGCTGAAAGTGCTTTAGAGTAATATCTTACTGCTCCTATTTTTCCATCAAACTTTTGACCAAAATCATCTTCTTTTCCTATGTAATATTCATCATACGAAGTTGGTCTAGCATCTGTTATATTAGAAGAAGTTGTAGCAACCTCTACTCCATTAACATATAATTTCAAATATGTATTGTCTTTAAATACCGCAACAACGTGATGCCAAGTTCCTGTGCTTATAGTGCCTGATGTTGCAGAGGCTGAATTATTAAGGTCAGATGCTCTATAACTTACTGCCCTTACAGTTGATGTTGAATTAAAATACAATAAATGCCTTCTACTTGTTCCAACACCATTAAGTTGGAATAAAAAATCATTGGTAGCAATGGTATCAGCATTAAACCACATTTCAGTTGAATAACTACCACTATCTGTTTCTAGACTTACACTTGTATTTGATGCGAAATCACTAGCACCATCAAGCGTAAAAAAACCGCCATTATCAATATCGTAATCTGTATTTGTAAGTGATGTTAATGTAGCATCATTACTGTTGCCACTTATATCAGTCCAAGTAGTTGTATCTGTTGCAGGGTCATACGAAGTAGAATCACTAGCGTTAAGGTGTAGTTCTAAATCATCGGCATTATCAGATAAAGGAATTGTTACGTCATATTCCGATATATCGTACCATACAGTACCATCTCCATCGTAGCTATCTACATCGTTAGCATCTAAGTGTAAGATTAACCCTTGTTCTGCTTCGTTCCCTACTGGTGCTGCTGCTGCTACTTTGGTATCTATAAGTCTTTCGTTAATCGCCATAAAAGGGATTTTAGAAGTTAATATCGTACTTCAATATAGAAGCCTTTGTTGTGAGTGCGTTAATCTCACTTTCTTTTGTTGCTACGCTAGTTCTTATTCCATCACGCTCTGTTACTACACTAGCAGGAATATCAGTACCGTTTTCCGCCTTTCTAATGGCGTACCAGTCTGTTGGTGATAGTTTATCATAGGCAACCTTTTTAAGTGCCTTAATTTGGCTTATTTTAAGTTCGGCTACTGTTTCACTAATTACCTTTGTTTTCTTATCGTAGGTAAATACTTCTCTTGTTGCGTCCTCATCTTCGGGTGTAGGACTAGGATAAGCATTGTCAAAGTGTAGGTTGTAAATTACTTCTGTTACAGGGTCGTAATCAGGAACGATAACGTCAAAGAAGCCTAGTTCTTCCAACTCATCACTACTAAGTCTTTTGGCGTTTACATACGTCTTACCGCCAGATACAATTGTGTTTGGTATCTGTGAGTATTTTACTACTTTACCCGCTTCTAATCTTGCTTTCATATTATGCTACGTTTGAAATGGTAGCGAACATCTCTGAACTACCGTTAGTTGATACAATTTGGATTACGTTTTTACTTGCAGTACCCGAATAATCTCCGTTTAGTTTTGTTACTCCTGTCATTACTAAAGTTTGATCTCCACTAATAACTAAAGTCTTAACCATACCAGTAAAAACATTAGAGAATGTCAATGTAGTCGTTCCTGTTAATGTTTTAGTGAATACTGCTGCTGAACTAAAATCTACCTCCGATGCTGCTATTGCTGTACTTGTAGTAAATTCTCCTGCTAGTTTATCGTAATCAACTACATCATTTGCTATTGTTAAAGCAGTTGAGCCAGTTACATCCCCTGTATGAGTTGCGTTTGTTAATTTAGCTGAATTTAGTGCTATTTCTGAATTGATAGAATCAGCTAATTTATCTGCTGTTACGGCATTGTCTGCTAATTGAGTGGTATCTACCCCGCCATTTGTAATTTGTATATCGTCAGCGTTTACTGTAATACCTGTTCCTGCGCCAACATTTAATGTAGCAGCTCCTCCATCTTCATTAGTACCAGTTAAACCAGCTCCCGCATTAACATCTGTAATATCAGCAGCTACGTTTAAATCTATTGATCCGTCTGCATCATCATATGTTACAATTACGTTAGTTTGAGTTCCATTCGAGAACATCCCTGAAACTGTGTCCTGAATCTTCTCTGTGATATGTGTATCAAAGTTTGTAGATGGAACTACTTCGGTATCTGTTAGGTTTTCAGCGTCAGTATCGCCATATATTTCAGCAAACATCTTTCGTACCTTACGAAACGCTGCTCTTAATACATCACCATCATTAGCGTTATCCGCTGTTCCGATGTTTATATTTTGTTGATTTGTTGCCATATTAGTTTATTCTGTTTGTTATGGTATCTATTAGTATGTTTACGCTATCTATTAATATTGTTACTGCTGCTGCTGCTAATGCTGATGCTCTATTAAACCCTATGTGTATATAAGATACCAATAGACCCCAGCTAGTTGTTTCGTATATTTTCCCCCAACTCATATTTTTGCTTTCTAATATAACTAGATAGCTTAATTTCGTTCTGCTTCTTTGGTCTATATTGACCTGTTTTTTTTCTTTTCTTTATAACACCCATCCATTAAACGTTACTTCCTTATCTGGATATATCTCTTCATTGTTGTTGCTAAAATATTCAGGGAATTTACTGGGAGCATTAAAACTCATATAGTCGATAAACCTGTTAGTATAGTAGTCAGCATAATCCCTTTCTTTGGCGATAAGCTGATCTATCTCGTTTTTACCAGCAATTTGACTACTTTCGCTACTGTGCTTATGAACACCGCCATTTGAAATAGTATATGCTGCAAATGGAAGGTACTCGGACATTGCATAGTGTATTAGCATATCCTGAATATAATCATTAACTAGAGCTAGATAATCACCAGTTAAGGTGTTTGCAATTATATCTGCGCTAATCTTATCATATAAATCACTACCTAAAAAGTTTCTTATATGTATTTCTTGCGCCAATTTAATAAAGTGAATAAACTTATCGGTATCTACATTACCACTTAAAGCTGTATTTTTCACTAAATCCTCTCTCTTTATAAAAAGTGCTGTAGCCATTATTCCTCGATTTCTTCGTTAATTTCTTGTTCCTTTTGTACCTGTGATGGCTTTACACCAGTTTCTTTCTCTACTTCAGCATCTGTTAGTGCATTAGTAAGATCAGTAAATTCTAGCGGCTGTAGAGTCTGGAAATAAAGGTCTAGGTCAATCTCATTGTATTCTAGTATCTTTTCCAATCCATCAATAATAGTGACCTGCATAGGACGAATAACTGTGTTATCCATAAGCAAAGAAGCTGTCTCCAACTCCTGTGCATTATTACCTAGTCCAGAGTTATCCTTTATTCCTACCAACATTGGCGATACAATACGGTGAGACACCATAACCTTCTTCATACTTTCATCTGAAAGGAATTGGTATTGTTGGTGAGCATCATTCAGCATAACTGGCTCTATAGAAGCAGCTAATTCTTTGCTATCATTGAACGCCAAAATAAATCTACCTGCATTTGAACTGCCAGAGAACTTTTCGTAAATAGCTCTTTCTATATCATCTCGCTGCTCCTTTGACGGAGTACCATTGTTGAAGTTAATTAACATACTAGGCTGTAAACCGTTCTGTATATTACTTATGTGATAATTAGCAATTTCTTCTTCCAGTTCAGCATACTGTAATCCTCCCTGATAGTCTACAGGAGAATAGTAGTAAAACCCTGCTTTGTAAGGTCGAATATACATAATCTCAATCCCATCTTTAGAAGTTCCAAAGGCAGAAATACGCTTAGGCTTCTCATCCCTTTTCATATCCTGCCAATTAGGGTGGTAGTAGTAACCTTTCACGTTACCAATAGTAGCCTTTTCAGCTCTCAATGTTTCGATTGGAATATGCTCTACCTGCACAATACGAGAATGGTCTTTACTGTATATTATTTGCAAAGCTGCCTGACCCATCATTTTATAGTCATAGCAAATCTTCTTCATACAGTCCTTTTTAAACAACTCACGCATCGCTGCATATGCTTCTGGATTCTCTTCGCTGTTAGTGGCTTCTAGCCCTCTACCATATATCATTTCAGAAATACCGTTTACAGCAGCATTATTTGTTGGCGAACCATTATACCTATCTATTAGGTATTGGAAATAATTGTTATCTTCACCGTACTCTACCCATTCACCCCTAGCAGTTTCAATTACTGGTGGAGCTGTGTAAGAGGACATCTTTAAAACGTGAACAGTACTAGACTGATCTTTCTCTTTTTCTTTCATTATAATATTACAAAGTCATTATCGTACCCTGTTTGAGATACATATTCATCTTTATTTATAAAGAACTTATCCAGTTCTGTTTGATCTGTACAGTATATTAAGCCTCTATAAAGCTCTGTAGAGCCTTCTTTTACTCTGAATGAGTATTGACTACCTTCTTTGAGAGAAAAGCTCGCAGAAAGCACCATAAAGTCTCCATCAGTAGTCTTAGTAACCGATATAGTCTCCGTTATCCTACTGGTTTTATCCGTCAATAGAAATATAGGTTCAGAAGTATCTCTTCTAGCTGATATCTTAATTGACTGCGTATCTGTTGAGGTCGTTAGTATGTGCATAAACAAATAACTAAAAACGTATATTCTGTTTTAAAGGTACAAAAAAAGGGCGTACAAATGTACACCCTTTCCTTATAAAATTGATTGATGTTATACAGCGGTTGGTGCGCCAATAACAACATCTCCAGTCAATCCCAGTTCACTTACAGGGAAAGTAGCTGATGTAGCATCAACTTCAACGAAGTTTGGTGGAGCTACTTCTTGTGCAGTAAAGGTTAAGTTGTAACCGTTAAAGTCACCTAAAGCATTTCCAGTAGAAACAGTACCAGCTGTTACGTCAGCACCATTTTCTTTACCCATTAAGAATACATTGTCATTCTGGTCAACCACAAATATGTGAGGTCTCCCCGCTGCCAACAATTTTAATTCTTTGTGGTCTTCTTTAGTTAATTTCTTTAAAGTAATATTAAGAACCTGCTCATAGAATACAGTACCATTCTCACGAGATGCGTTGATAGTAGTTTCAAATGAGTTGTTCCCTTTTACTTCGTAAGTAAATAAGGTTAAAGAATTGTCAACAGCACCAACTGTTGTTCCTGTCAGATTAGTAATTTCGTCATCTGCAGAAGTGATAGTTCCTAGCGTTCCGAAGTCTGCGAAATATATTTTTTTGATTCCTGCTACTGTATCTTTACAAGCTTCAGCACGAGATCGAGTTAAATTACAAGCCATAGTTTTTTGTGTTTAATGAAAAAAGGGCGGGTAGGCTATGTGCTTACCCACCCTTAATTCTGAATTATTGTTTATTTCTAGTTAGCAGAGTTTGGAATACCGTAAGTAACGATATCTTCAACGTTTGCATACTGTACACCAGCTGTAAATCGCATAACGATTCTAGCGTTTTGACTTCCGTCTAGGTCAGCCATATCTAACAATTTAACTTCGTTGTGGTCAGCGATTAAGCCTGTTCCGAAGAATAAGTTAGATTTAGTAGTGGCGATAGCGTCATTGCTTGCTAATCCGTTAGCAACAAAGATTTTTACACCATCGATTTCTAATCCACCGTTCTGATACCACATAGTACCCTGTCCGCCAACACCGTTAGCTCCGATAGAACCTACATTTTCGTCTCCTGCTACATTTTGTACTGCTGCAAATCCACCTAAAGCTCTAACGTAAGCTCTAGCGATGTTTTGAGATACATAGATGTAAAGGTCTTCAGCTCCGTAAAGAGTATCTGGAATAGCATCAACGATCTTGCCTAATTCAGCAACAACGTTAGAAGAAGTGATAGTAGCTCCTGCAATTTCTTGTGCAGCAGGTAGATCAGCATCAGCGGCTAATAAAGTAGAGAATCCGTCAAACTGTCCGCTTGTAGCAGTTGATCCAGCCCAGATAGACTTTTCAGTACGCTCTGCTACTTTAGCAGCAATGTGTCCTAAAATAAAGTCTGCAAAGCTAGGTGGTACATTGTGATAAGCAGAGTAGCCCATCTGTACAGCTTCCCAGTCAGAGGCAAAGTCTTTCTTACAGATTTGTAAGTTTACTTGCTGCTCTTCAGGAGTAAGGATTCTTTCAGTAAGAGTAATTGTTGAAGTAGGATCGAAGTCGCAAGAAGCGTCTTTTACGATATCATCAACAGATACTTTCTTTAGTACCTCCTTGAATTTAACATTTGGTTTGATTGTAATACCACCTTTTGCAAGGGTATTAGCTTCTAGTAAAGCTGCAGCAACGTATTGTCCTGCAAATTCACCAGCATAAGTAGTTGTAATTGAAGTAGTTGTAGCCATTATTGGTTAGTTTTGATTGTTTAATCGGTTAAATACTCTGTCTAATGTGTTTTGTGATCTCTGCATTCCGAAATTGTAAATTGGTTTCTTTTCGGTAGCAGCTTCTGGATTGTGGTTAATTGCTTCAGCAGCAGGTTCAGCAGAAAGTTTTTCCATTTTAGAAGATAATTCTTCTAGCTCTCTTTTGTAACCCATTTCGCTATCTAACATTTTTGCCATTTCAGCCATTTTAGCCTCCATTTCAGCAATCTTAGATGCAAACGCTTCTTCAGTAACATAACCTTCCATAAGTTGTGTTTCTTCTGTTTCTAGTTCAGCTTCTTCAGATAATTCTTCAGTAGCCTCTGATACAGATTCTTCAACTTCAGCAGCAGCCTCTACCTCTTCGGTAGGAGTTTCTTCTGTTACAGCTTCCAATTCAGTTGTCTCTTCGACTACTTTTTCTGGTTCTGCAATAGAGGACAGCTTCTGCAAGATTTCATTTAGAATTGTTGTTGCTTTTGGAC